CTATAGATATTGGTTGTAGAGATGGAGAATACACAAGATACCTTCATAAAGATTTTAATCATGTTTTTTGTTTTGATTATCGAAGAAGAAAACTATTTCATAAAAATGTTGACCTATCTAAAATTACACATTTTAAATGTGCTTTGGGTGAAGAGCATAAAATTATAAAGGTAAGCGGTGCTGGAAGTATAACCAATGGAAAAGTACCGCCGGAAGAGTGGTATGATGAACAGCTATACACTATAGATGAATTTAATTTTTCAGATATTGATTATATTAAAATTGATGTAGACGGATACGAATTAAATGTTTTACAAGGTGCAGTTAACACCATTAAAAAATACAATCCTCTGTTGATTGTAGAACAAGAAAACGGTGATACTAGAGCAATTGATTTCTGTAAGATTAATTTTAACTATGACATTTTAACATGGGATGTTGATCACCGAAACGTAGTATTAGGAAAATTAAAATGAAAATATTAACACTAAACAATAGATCTTTTGATCTAAACGAATTACCCGATGAGGTAGATGAAGATACTAGATTTTCGGTACTAGATAATTCAAATCCCAGCGAGCCAGATTTTTTCTTTATGCCGTTGATTTTTCTTGAATCATTTAATTCACCTGCAATATTGTTAAACATTGGCGGATATGAAATACAGATGCCCTTAGACTGGTGTATGATAGTAGGAGATCGTGACTGCGGTATGGATCCAGAAGTGTTACCACTGACCAGTATAAATGAACGCGGATTTGATGCATTTATTTTTAATCCTGTAAAAGGATTTAAATGCGAATATATGCCTATAGAAATAGTCAACATTTATCAAGATGTGCGTTGGTATTTTCCCAAAATGAAGAACGGACAATTGTTAACTGTGCCGTTACACGACGATGTAAATCCGCCCTGTGCATATTTTGTTAAAGAAGTTAGCAGACAAAGTGAAATTTTACAACTGGATAAGGTATTGTAATAAGTAATATGTTATTGAAGGATTTAATATGAAACAAGGAAAAGTATGGGGACAAACAGAATTGTTAGAAGCTAATGGAGTATTAGAATTTCATCGCATCGAAGCCAAGGCTGGCGGTGTATGTTCTAAGCATAAACACAAATTTAAGTGGAATGGATTTTTTGTTGAATCAGGTGAAATGATTATTCGAGTATGGAAGAACAATTATGATCTAGTAGACGAGACCGTGCTTAAAGCAGGACAATATACTAAAGTTGCTCCTGGAGAATATCATCAGTTTGAAGCAGTCACTGATTGCGTTGCCTTTGAATTATATTGGGCAGAGTTTGATCACGACGATATAGAAAGAGAGACTGTGGGATTTAGTAAATGAAAACCCGTATAGTTTATGTTACAGGCTGTCTAGGATTTATAGGAGTTCATATAACCCGACATTGTTTAAGTCTCGGGTGGTATGTTATCGGTGTAGATAAAATGACATATGCTAGTAATGAAACTTTTTTAACAGAATTTAAAAATTATTCAAATTTTAAATTTATTAAATCTGATATCAATGACCTAGATATGTTATATGATTGTGATTACATTGTTAACACTGCCGCCGAAACTCATGTAGATAACTCAATCGAACGCAGTGATCATTTTGTGCATTCAAACATTGAAGGTGTTCATCACATTCTAAAACTGATTAATCAAAAACAAAAGCATAGAATTCCTGTACTATTGCATTTTAGTACCGACGAAGTTTACGGAGATATTTTAGAAGGTTCACACACTGAAACTGATCTGTTGAAACCTAGTAATCCGTATTCGGCAACCAAGGCGGCCGCGGATATGTTGGTGCTAGCATGGAACAGAACTTATGGATTACCTTATGTAATTTTAAGGCCTACAAATAATTATGGCATAGGTCAATATGTTGAAAAATTAATCCCTAAAAGTGTAAAATATTTGTCGGTTGGCCGCAAGATTGATCTACATAATAAAGGAACCCCAGTACGCACATGGTTACATGCGGCAGATACTGCCAGAGCTGTAATTACTATTATTGAATCAGGAGTTACAAACGAAATTTTTAATATATCAGGCAATTACGAAGAAAAAAATATCGAAGTAGTCAAAAAGATTATTAAGTTAGTTAACGGTGATACAGAAATTGAAAAATATTTAACTGATATGGTTCGACCTGGCCAAGATTTAAGATACAGCATTGACGATACCAAATTAAAAAGTTTAGGTTGGTCAGCAAACGCAGACTTTGATACAGAGTTAGAAAAAGTTGTTAGGTACTATCAAAATAATTTTATTTGGTGATTTATGAAAGAAATTTTAGAACAGATTCGCGTTCTTATAGAACAAAAACAAACAGAAAAAACATGGATAGCCGGTAAGGACTTTGTTAACTATGCCGGCCCATATTTTGATGCCAATGAATATGTAGCAGCGGCTGAAGCTCTACTCAACGGTTGGTTAGTTATGGGTAATAAGAGCTTGCAGTTCGAAAAAATATTTCCTAGAGAATTTGGTAAGACTCGAGGTGTACTGACTAATTCTGGAAGTAGTGCCAACTTGTTGATGATGGCTGCTATGAAATCAAAACGAGGTTATAATTTTCCACCTGGAACAAAAGTATTAATGCCTATTGCGGGATTTCCAACTACTCTTAATCCAACTATACAAAATGACTTTACTCCTGTATTCTGTGACATCGAAATTGACACCTTAAATATTGATTTAAATCAAGCAGAACAAATACTTGCCAGTGATCCAGATATTAAAATTATAACGTTTGCTCATGTATTAGGGAATCCACCTAATATGGATAAAGTAATGGAACTGGTTAACAAATACAACTTAATTCTATTAGAAGATTGTTGTGATGGACTAGGCACTACCTATGATAGCAAGCCGTTGGGATCGTTTGGCGAAATGGCATCGTGCTCTTTTTATCCAGCACACCATATGACAATGGGCGAAGGTGGCTTTGTTGCCATGAACGATCCTCAACAAGAAATCATTGTGCGTAGTTTGCGCGAATGGGGCCGCGGATGTTACTGTGTTGGTCCAGAAGCAAACAAGTTAAAGTGCGGTACTTGTGGCAAACGGTTTAACGAGTGGATTCCGGAGATGCCGGGCGAAATATTTGATCACAAATATGTGTACGATGAAATTGGTTACAATCTAAAGCCAATTGAACTACAGGCCGCAATGGGTCTTGAACAGATTAAAAAACTTCCAGAGATTCATGCCTTGCGCCAACGCAATTACAATCTATTGTTTGCTATCTATGAAAAGTATGAAAAGTTTTTCCACTTACCTAGAGCCAGAGAAAAAGCAGATGTCAGTTGGTTTGCTTTTCCTTTGACGATCCGTGAAGGTGCTCCATTTACTCGTATGGATATAGTTGATTACTTAGAAGAAAATTTAATCCAAACTCGTCCTTATTTTGCGGGCAATATTATGTTGCAACCTGCATATTCACATTTAATGAATCCTGCAGATGCCCGTGATAACTATCCTATAGCAACATACACTATGAAGAATACTTTCTTTCATGGTTGTAGTCCGGTAATTACTTCAGACCAAATATCTTACATAGGTGAGAAGGTTGATGGATTTATGAGTTTATTTGTATAAAGAGAAAAAAATGATTTCACAAAAAGATAGAGATTTATTTGAAAATTTGTTTGTCCTAGAGGCAGCAAATAATCATTGGGGCAAATTAGACCGTGGTCTTAAAATTATTCGCGATCATGCGGCAGTTATTAAATTTAACAATGTTAAGGCCGCAATTAAACTACAATTTAGAGATGTAGACGAATTTATTCATCCTGAGTTTAAAGGAAATCAAGAAAATCGCTATATTAAGAAAACCGAAGCTACTAAACTTAGCAAAGCAGATTTTGCTCGGATGATTGAAGAAATTCGAAATGTAAGCTGTATTCCGATGGCAACACCGTTTGATGAAAAGAGTGTTGACCTGTGCGTTGAGTTTAACATGCCAATTATCAAACTGGCTAGTTCGGATGTTAATGACTGGGTATTGATTGATAAAATTGCATCAACCCGTCGTCCTGTTATTGCTAGTACAGGTGGCGCAAGTGAAAAAGATCTTGATGATCTAGTTCGTTATTTTGAAAAGCGTAATATTCCACTTGCAATCAATCATTGCATTTCTTTGTATCCGTCAGAAGACGATATCCTACAGTTAGATCAAATTGATTATCTAAAAGCACGTTATCCAGATCATGTTATCGGTCTAAGTACACACGAATATCACGATTGGCATTCAAGTATGCTTCTCAGTTATGCTAAAGGTGCTAGAACTTGGGAACGCCATGTGGACATTAACTATGAAAGTGTGCCAGTTTCAAACTACTGCTCATTACCAGAACAATGTGATCAATGGTTTAAAGCATTTCATAAAGCCAAAGAAATGTGCGGAGGCAATAGTACATCACGCCGTGTTATTACACGAAGCGAAACAGAATACCTTGACGCATTAGTCCGCGGAGCATACGCAAAAAAAGATCTTCCAGAAGGTTATGTTTTTACCAAAGAAGGTTTTTTAAAGGATTTCTATTTGTCAATCCCATTAAGAAAAGGTCAGTTGAGTTGCAGAGAAATTATAAATGGTGAAACTTTGATTAAACCAATTAAAGCAGACAATCCATTAACTATTAATGACATCAACGGTCCGTACAATGAAAACGAATCGTTAAGGAACTTGATACTAAATCGTGGTTTGTAATGTCTGTAAAACTTGTGGTATATGATCTAGACGGCACACTAATAGATTCTGCACCCGCAACCATTTATGTACTAAATCAACTTCGTCAAGAATTGGGCAGAGCCCCTCTTCCTAATTCTGCATTTGTGCCTTGGTTAAGTTTAGGTGGTACTAGTTTAATTTCTAACTCTTTGGAATTTGAAGATGAAGGCACCGCTGAGATTTATCTACAAGAATTTCGCAAAAGGTTAAGAAAACTTGAACTAGGTCATATACCTTTGTATAAAAATGTAGACCAAACTTTATCTTTACTGTATAATAGTAATATTAAATTGTCTATTTGTACAAGCAAGGTACGTGACCTAACTGACAAGATACTTCACGAATTAAACATAAGTTCGTATTTTTCGTACGTTGTTGCAGGGGGTGATTTACTAACTACAAAACCAGACCCTAGAAATTTATTGGCCTGTTGCGATAATTTAAATATTAGCAAGCAGGACACAATATTTGTAGGCGACAGCACAGTCGATCGAGCAACTGCTAAAAACGCAGATGTTAAATTTGCCTTATTTGAGGGCGGATACAATGATGGTGTAGACACAACTGGTATAACAACATTTAGCGATCATTTAGAATTAGCAAATAAGGTATTAAATGGATAATAAGAAAATTAGAGTATCGAAACAAATTGCAGACTGGTTAGTTAAACACGGTATTGAGCAAGTTTTTTCTGTAACTGGTGGCGGGTCAATGTTTTTGAACTACGACCTTGGCTCTCATCCAAAACTAAAATGTACATTTATGCATCATGAACAAGCATGTGCTATGGCTGCAGAAGGGTATGCTAGAATAACTGGTAAACCTGCGCTTGTTATGGTAACTACTGGTCCAGGTCCCATCAATGCTATGAACGGAGTATACGGAGCGTTTACAGACTCTATTCCAATGATAGTAATTTCAGGACAAATCAAAAGAGATACGTGTGTGTCATTCTACGATTTACCCAATCTTAGACAATTAGGTGATCAAGAAGGTCCGACTATTGCTATGGTATCTCCAATATGTAAATATGCAAAATTAGTTAGAGAATCTTCGGATCTAAAAACTATGTTACCCGAAGCATACGCTCAAGCCATTGGTGGCCGGCCTGGGCCTGTTTGGTTAGACATACCTTTAGATATACAAAATTCTATAGAAGAATTAAATATTCCTTCATACCGCCCAATAGCAGATCCCCAGGAAACAGATCTTCGTAAAGAATGTCAAATATTAATTGAAAAATTAAAATCTAGCAAACGACCTTTAATATTAGGTGGAACCGGGGTTCGTTTGGCAGGAGCCAAAGATAGGTTACTTGCATTAATAGAAAGACTAGGCATCCCGTTGTCAACCGCATGGACACATGATTTGATTCGTTCTAACCATCCGTTGTTTGCCGGCCGCCCCGGAGCAATTGGAACTAGGGCTGGCAATTTTTGTCTTCAGGGCGCGGACTTTGTACTTGTATTAGGATCTAGATTAAATATTCGTCAGACCGGATACAACTGGAATGCGTTTGCTCAAGATGCATGGTTGGCGCAAGTTGATGTTGATCCTGCTGAATTAGGTAAGCCAACTATTAAACCAGACCAACCTATTGTAGCAGATATTAATCAATTTCTAGATTGTTTTGAAACTATGATATTAGAAACAAAATTACCTAGTTATAACAAATGGGCAGTATGGTGTAGAGATATCGGTAACAAATATGCAGCCATTAACGATCATTCTCAAATACCGGACGCACCTCTAAATCCATACATTGTTGTTGACCGCATTTTTCAACAATTAAGAGATAATGATATAATTGCCTGTGGTAATGCATCTGCTTGTATACTACCCTTTCAGGTAGGAAACTTAAAATCAGAACAACGATTGTTTAGTAATTCAGGTTCAGCATCAATGGGATACGATCTTCCTGCGGCAATTGGAGCTTCTGTAGCAGATAAAGGACGTGTGATTTGTTTTGCTGGGGATGGTAGTTTACAAATGAACATTCAAGAATTACAAACATTAAAAACTGCTGGCACTAATCTTATTGTGGTGGTCTTGAATAATAAAGGATACCTATCTATAAAACAAACACACGAAAATTTCTTTGGAAAGATCATTGGGGCAACTCCGGAGTCTGGTGTAGACTTTCCTGACTTTGCCGCAGTAGCAGAGGCATATGGTATAAAGTCAGCAACTATAAGTAATGAACAAGATCTTACAACACTAGATGATCTTGTTCAAAGTAACGGTCCGCTTTTAATTAATATTATGGTAGACCCTGATCAAAGTTTTGCTCCTAGAATGAAAGCTAGATTAGATGACAATGGTAACTTTATACCGCAGTACCTTGATGACATGTTTCCATTTTTAGATCCTCAAGAAATTAAATCAGTAAGAGAATCCGCAAAGACTATAAAATGAATTTTGAATTTTTAGTTGAACAATGTAATAATATTGAAGTTTGTAACTTAGATCATAGACCAGTTTGGATATTTGGTACAGGTACATTCGGTCGTTCACTTGCTAAAATATTGTTAGAAGAAGGATTTGATCTACAGGGATTTGTAGAAACTAATCCAACAACAGATAGCATCATGGGGTTATCTGTTAAATCACTAATTGATGTTCCTAATACAACGCAATTAGCTATAGGAATTTTTAATAGGGGTGTGCCATTTAGTAATCTAAAAAAACAGGCTAACGATTTAGGGTTTACAGACATTTATATGCCTTGGAATCTTTATACACAATTTCAAAAAAAATTAGGTTGGAGATATTGGTTGAGCCATCCAGATGTAATTATTAAAAATCTCGATCGCATACAAACAGTATATGATTTATTATCTGATGAACGCAGTAAACAATGCCTAATTGATATTTGTTTGTTTAGACTGGGAAAGAAGATTTCATATGCAGAAGATGTAGACACCGATGCTCAGTATTTTAATTATCTAACGTTAGATAATCTTCCAAAAGAAATTGTTTATCTAGACGGTGGAGTATATGATGGCGATACATATTTAGATCTAAGCAATAGACTTACCGTTAAACATGCTTATCTCTTTGAACCAGACCCTGCTAATTTTAGCAAATTAATTAAAAATGTTGAGAATCATTCTTTAACATGTATGCCAATGGCATTAACAGATTCCTACAAGATTTTAACATTTAACGCAGCCGGCGGCGAAGGCAGTTCAGTATCAGATGATGGAAAAATGCATATAGCGGCAGTAGCACTTGACGAATTGTTACATAACCAATCTGTTGACTTTATTAAACTTGATGTAGAGGGTTCTGAAATAAGTGCCATCAAAGGTGCTTACAATACTATCAAACAGAATAGACCGGTACTAACTATATCGCTATATCATAAGCCAGATGACCTATGGGAGATTCCTTTAGAATTATTATCTGTATGTACTGATTATAAATTTTATATAAGACAACACTACTATAATAGTTTTGACTGTGTATTGTATGGGATCCCAACATGAAAATAGCAGTATTAGGAGCCAAGGGATTTGTTGGGTCATCAATAGTAGGAAACCTATCTAACAAACACGAGGTTGTTCCAGTTTCCAGAGAAACATTAAATTTGTTGGATACTATTAAAGTAGTCGAATTTCTCAAAACAAATAAATTTGATGTTGTTGTTAATGCCGCCGCCACAATGGCAGATCCTAATGGAATAAAAGATACATGGAATAATCTCGGTATGTTTATGAATTTTTATAATAACTCGGATTTGTTTGGCAAATTTATTAATATGGCTTCTGGGGCTGAGTATGACAGATCTAGAGATATATGCAAGGCCAAAGAATTGGAGATATTTGATCGAATACCAACGGACAGTTACGGGTTTGGTCAAAACTTAAAAAGTCGGTTATGTTACGATCGCAATAATTTTTTTACAATAAGAATTTTTAATTGTTTTGGACAAGGTGAAATCCCTACTAGAGTTTTTCCAAAATTTCTATCTAAAGGAAATCAAAAATTACAGATCACCGATGATAGATTTTTTGATTACTTTAGTGTTCAAGATTTATTGAAGATAGTTAATCACTGCATTGACAACACGTGGGCAGTTAAAGATGTTAATGCAGTATATAAAGAAAAGTTTAAGATTAGTCAGGTGTTATCTATGTTTTGCGAGTTGAATAACATTAGTCCAGATTTTGAAATTGTGTCTCATGGTACAAACAATTATACAGGTGATAACAATAATTTAGCATCTCTAGAAATTAAATTAAATGGCATGAAACACGGATTATTAACATACATAGAGGAAACCAATAATGTACACTATTGATCACTGTGCAGGGTGCGGGTCAACTAATGTTTCTAAAAAAACTGCGTATCTATCTCAATTTGTTTCGTGGAGAACAACAGGAAATAAGCCGATGATTAATATGCCCAACTTGTTAGTTAACTGTAATGATTGTGGATTCTCAGCTTCTCGAATTCGTTTTACTAATGAAGAAGAAGCAAACTTATATAAAGACTACAGGGGTGAAAAATACAATAGAATGAGATTAGAGTGCGAACCAAAGTATGAAACTAGTTCTATTTTTAATACAAATTATATTAACGATAGATTAGAGTTTATTACAGAAATGATTGGACGAAACATTGACTCTAATAAAATAAATTCAGTATTAGATTATGGTGGGGGTGCTGGAGAACTAATTCCTCCAGCGTTCACAAAAGCCATTAAATATGTTTACGATATTAGTGGTGTAGAACCCCTAGACGGAATTAAAAAATTAAATCCAACAACTGATAAAGATCCTATAGATTTTATCATGTGCTGTCAGGTACTAGAACATAAATCGGATATGGATGAATTAATCAATATTTTAAAATCATACATGGTTACAGACAGCTGGATTTATATAGAGGTTCCGGCATATAAGAATCCTCCGCCAGATGATATTATAATAGGGGAGCATATAAACTTTTTTAACGAACAATCGCTTGTAGCAATATTAGATAGACACGGTATACGTGCAATAGATACTACAAAAAATTATACGTTAGGGGCAATGGCTGTATTAGGAAAATTTAATTAAAAATTATTTCATATGTCTATATTGATCAATCATTTTAACAAATATAGGATCTTTAACTCTGTCGCCTTTTCCGGTCCAGATATAAGAAACTCCTTTTTTACCAAATTTATAATCAGTATATCTTAAATCCATTTTTTTAATTTCGTTTCTTCCAATCATACCATTTAGTATTCCTTGATCAGCGGCAAATACTAATTTATTATTTTTGTATGCATCCATTAATAATTCGGCAAGTATGTATCTTGTTCGATCCGCTCCAAATCCTACTGCACTGGCTAAACTTTTTATTTGCCCACCTTTAAGTCTTGTGGGAACCCAACTTGATTCTAAATCTTTAAAAAATTCTTCTTGAGGAATAGGATTAACTACAACACTATCCACATCTAAATCAATAACTAGA